ATCGTGTTCGGCGTTATAACGGGCGTTCAGGCATACGAACAGTTGCAAGGTATGGGGGTGGTGTAGCATGTGCGGATATGAAGATGCTATAGCGAAGCTGGCAGAATGGTATTACGAAATGAGCACCAGTGAGCTTTACGAAACTGAGCGCTATCGTAAGTATTATTACAAGTACAACGCAGGGGTTGAAACGCTCATGCTGGCTTTGCGAGAATCTTACCGTGAAATTCATAACGATGTAGTCAACGCGGCAATATCGCACTATAATAGATAAGCCACGTAAAGGAAGGAGAAAAGAAAATGGCACGAATCATCAAGCGTAAAATCCGCACTACTGAATGCGAAGTGGTGGACGAGAACGGGCAGCGCGTTACCCTCATGCGCATTAGCGGAAACGTGAGCGCGCCGCGTATGGCTAATATCGTGCGCCGCGATAAAGAGAATCCTCTTCTGAGTGTTCGAAACGTCGTTGCGACTGAAAAGGCCTATTATATGACCGAAGAGGAGTTCATGCAGCACGCGCACGAAATGGAAATTGAAGAGAACGAAAAGGAGCTGTAACCATGTCTGACGAAATGATGATTGTTGAGAACGAAACCGCTATTGCTAACTCTGATGTGACGTTTGCCGACCGCATTATTAACCATGTGCGCGAAGCCGGATTCTACGCCACTTTTGACACGTCGGAGCGCTCCGGCCAGGTGAAGTTGTATAAGGCCACGAACGCAAGCAAGCTCTTGCGCGAGTATATGGAAACTCCTCTTGCTATCGTTGATTTTGTGTTCACGCCTACTGCCGTAACAACGGAAGCGGGCGAGACTGAGCAGGTTATGGGCGTGTATCTTGTTGGCGCGGATGGCGTTACCTATGTCTCTTCCTCGAACGGCGTTATCCGTTCTGCCATCCAGATTATTTCCATGCTGGGCGAGCCGTCCACGTGGGACGAACCGCTTACGGTTGTTTGCCGCGAATCCAACACCGCTAAAGGCCGTCGGTATAAGTATCTCGACCTGGCATAAAGGGAACGCCGGGTTTGTGCAGGGGCGGCGTAATGCCGCCCCTTTTTAGTGCGAGGAGGTTGTATAATGGTTGTGCCGTCTGACGTTATCACGCCCATTGCGGCGATTCTCGTTATGGCGATTGCGCTTATTATTCTGACCATAAAATAACCCCCGGTTAAGGCCGGGGGTTAAACGAAAGAAGGTGTCTGCTATGCACAAACGAACGGCGCTGGACAAGGAAATTTCGCGCGCGCTCAAAAACACCCGTAACAAAGTATACCGCATGCGGCAGGCTGGCGCAAGTGATGATGTTTTGCGCCGCTACGACCCGCGCACGAACGGCAGTGATACTCAGCAATATTACGCCCTGTTTCGCCAGGGCAATTTGACCGGCTCCCAAAAACGCGCGTTCTTGCGCCGTCTGAAAGAGTTCAACGCGACGCGCGTTAATGCGCGCGCGTTGGTAGGCGAAGAGAATTATTTACCCCCTAGCATGGTACGGCGGTTCAACGCTTTGCAACGCGAGGTTAACCGTGCGGCGAACCTGCACCGGCAGAACATCGTAAAGAGCGCGGGCGGCGAGAAAAAAGCGGTCTACTATAACGAAAGCTATCCGCAAGGGCGCAAGCTGAGCGAAGCGGACGAATTCGACGCGCGGCATATTTGGCGCGAGCTGCACGACATTCACCGGCAAACGCGCTTTCCGAATAAGAAAATTTTAAAGCGCGCTATCACGTCGCTTGAAGTTCGGCTTGCAGATTTGGAAGGCTTCGACGAGCGATTAGCTAACTGGAAACAGGTAGCGGAGAACAAATTGCGCGCTAATAACGAGATTGCCAAGGCCGATGCTATCCGCGATATGAGCGTAGAGCAATTCCGCCAAATGAGCGTGCTCACTGACTTCAACGCTCAAATGGAAGTGCTCCAGTACCCCGTTAATGAACCGGCGAGCACGGACGAGTACAAACAGGCGCTCATCGAGAACGAGCGCGCGCGCCGCCGTGGACAGCTCGAAGCGCCTGAAGATGTGGTGAAGTACGCGCGCGGCGCTATCGACCGTTATATTAGCATCTATTCGCGCAAATAGCAGGTGATTCGGCGTGAAGCGGCACTTTTGCGCCGACTTTGAAACCACGACATTTGTAGACGATTGCCGCGTGTGGGCATGGGGCGCGGCGCGCGTCTGCGACGAGCCGGAAGAGACTTTCGTACATGGGACTGACATTGACGGCTTTATGGAGTGGGCTTTAGAGCAAAGCGGCGCGCGCGTTTGGTTCCACAATCTAAAATTCGACGGCAGCTTTATCATGAGCTGGCTGTTGAATCACGGCTACGACGCATGCACGGGCATGCGCCCGCCTGCGGGCAAATTCTCCGCTACCATTGACGAGCTTGGCAAGGTCTACCGTATCGAGGTTGCGGGCGTGGAGTTCGCCGACAGCTACAAGAAAATCACTATGAGCGTGCGCGCCGCCGCCAAGACTTACGGCCTGGAGATGACCAAGGGCGAGCTGGATTATGAGGCGTTCCGACCGGTAGGGCATGAGCTTACCGCTGACGAGCTGGACTATCTGAGCCGTGACGTGCTCATCATGTCGCGGGCTATGAGCATTCGTCTGTCGGGAGGCTCGAAGCTCACGACGGCAAGCGATTGCCTTGCATGCTATAAGGATTTGGCGGGGCGCACTTTCCGTGCGGTCTTTCCGATCATCAACCCCGTTATCGACGAGCGCTTGCGCAAGGCGTACCGGGGCGGATGGGTCTACGTCAACCCGCGTCATAAGGGCGAGGACGTGGGACGCGGTATCAGGCTTGACGTTAATAGCCTCTACCCGTGGGCGATGCGCTATAACCCTTTGCCCGTCGGCGCGCCGCAATACTTCGCGGGCGAGCCGACGCGCACGGAAGAGCGCCCGCTATGGATAGCCGAAGTGGAAATGACGGCGCGCTTGCGCCCTGGAAAGCTGCCGTGCATCCAAGCGCGCGGCGCGTCCCTTTTCGGCGAGCGCGAGTATTTGGAGCGCATCGACGCGCCAACGCGCTACCTGGTGTGCTCCGTTGACTGGGCGCTGTGGTGCGAAATGTACGAAATAGACGTGTGGGGTTGGTTCGGCGGCTGGAGCTTCCGCGAGCAAAGCGGGCTGTTTGATGAGTACGTGGACACTTATATGAAGCAAAAGCAGGATGCGGAAACCCCCGGCGCGCGAGCGCTGGCGAAGCTCTATTTGAACGGCCTTTATGGCAAGCTGGCGCAGAAGATTAGCGCCGTGAACCGTGTGCCGTACTTGGGCGATGACGGCGGGCTGAAATTCCGCGAAGCGGGGGCGAGCGAACGCGAGCCGGTCTATTTGCCGGGAGGAATATTCATCACGGCATACGCGCGCGGCAAGACGATTCGCACCGCTTGCGAGTTCGGCGATAGGTTTTGTTACGCCGACACTGACAGCATCCATGCTATCGGCGAGGACATACCGGAAGATGTGGAAGTTCACCCGAAGAAACTGGGCGCGTGGAAGCTCGAAGCCACCTTTGACCGCGCGCGGTTCGTCCGCGCGAAAACCTATGCTGAGACGGTGGGCGGCGTTGACGAGTACACGTGCGCGGGCATGAGCGACGCGTTAAAGGCCGTAATGCGCTTCGAGGATTTCAAAAGCGGCTTCACAACAAGAGATTGTCCGTTTTTTCTCCCGGGCGGATGCGGCAAAGAGTGCGCGGCGTGCTATGATAACGTCAAGAATTGGGGCATGCGCCCGAAACAGGTGCGCGGCGGCGTGGTGCTTGTGCCTAGCCCCTTTAGCATCAAATAGGAGGGTGCTAATGGAAGTCGAGCAGTTTTCTCAGTTGGTCTCGAGCGTGGGTTTTCCCATCGTGGCGTGCGCTTTTATGGGGTGGCTCTATGTGCAAATGAACGACACGCTTAAAGAGCTGACTATTGCTATAACGGAGCTTACCGCGAAGTTTGATTCTCACGTCGACCACGTGGAGGGGCAATAATGGCAATGCAGGGCTACGACGTGAGCAATTGGCAGTCTGGGTATTCTACCGACTGGCTGATTTCCACGTCTGATTTTCTCATCATGAAAGCCACCGAAGGGCTGGACTTCACGGACGGTTATTGTGACGGCTGGGTGCAAGCCTGCCGCGACGCAGGCCATCCGTGGGGCTTTTACCACTTCGCTAGGAATAACGAGCCTATCGCCGAAGCGGATTTTTTCGTGGATAGCGCCATTGATTACTTCGGCGAGGGCATTCCTGCGCTTGATTGGGAGCACGGGCAAAGCGTCGTATGGGTGAACGCCTTTGTTGAGCGCGTGCACGAGCGCACCGGCGTTTGGCCATGGATTTACGCGAACCCCTGGCGCTTCCAACTGGGCGGGGTGAACGAGAATTGCGGGCGTTGGGTCGCGTCCTACCCGGGCGGCGCGCCTAGTCCGGAAGAACGCCCTGCCGCCGACGGCATGCCGGTGTGCTGCTGGCAGTACACGAGCACGCCGCTGGATAAAAACTACTTTTATGGAGACGCTGAGACGTGGCGGGCATATGCCACGGGGGAGGGGGCAGGCATGCCGACGAAGGAAGAAATTGCCCGCGCTGTGTGGGAATATTGGTACGAGGGCGAAGGGGGCGAGTACGACAATTGCTATAACAAGCTTGCGCGCGCCGCTGACGAAATCACCCGCACCGATGACCCGACCGGGCGCGAGGTCGTCAGCACGACGCACGAGCACGTGAAATGGATAGCTGCCGCTATCAACGGCAGCGCCGATGTCCCGGGGCTGAAACAGCGACTGGACGCTATCGCCGCGAAGCTGGCCGCTATCGATGAGCGCCTGGACAATCTGGAATACAACCTGCTAGAGTATGACGAGGACGAGGAAGCGGAAGCGTGAAGAAAAGGCCGGGTTTGCCCCGGCCTTTTTCATGCCCCGCGCACTTCGCGGCATACCGCTTGCGATATGAGCGCGCGCAACTCGTCCTGTTCTATGCGTCGAGGGGAGAAGCCTGCCTGCTCGAACATGCGCAAAAGCTCCCCGTGGAGCGTGTCCGCCGACCGCTGCCGCGTGATGGTGCGCTCGCGCGTAAGCGACTTCCCCGCGCGCTCGAAATTGTCCCACCAGTACAGTTCCATCTCGACTTCTGCCGCGTACCCGCGCGAATCGCCCTGAGCGTCAATCCGAACGCAGTATTTGCGATGGTTTTTGTCCCCGCCGTCGTAAAAATAGCGCATGATTTTTGCTCCTTCCATCCTACTGATATATAATAGCACTGACCGCGGCACCCGCGCGCTTCGCCAGTAGGGTAATTGCACGTGCGAGGGGGCTAGCGTCCTGTGCTCCCCGGCGCTATCGCGGCGCTTTGAGCGGGCGCGCGGAAATGCCCGGCACTTTCGCGGCGCGCGTGGTGGCGGCAAACCGTACAACCACGCGCGCCATTCGCACTAGAGGAGGTGCCACAGATGGATTTCGACGAGGTTATTGAGCTGCTACAGGGCGAGGAACCGGACATTGCGGGCGTCATCGACGGCCTGGGCGGGCTGCGCACGGCAAGCGAAGGCGCGAACGCGCGCATTGCGGAGCTGGAGCAGGCCTTGGCCGACATGGAGGCAAAGTACCAGCAGACGGCGGCGAAGAATTGGGAGCTTACGCAGGCCATGACCGCCGACCCGGAGCCGGAGCCTGAACCTGGCGAGGACGAGGGCGAGGACGAGGGAGACCCGTTCGCTGAGCTTTTCGAGGAGGGGGAATAACATGCCACAGGGATATTTGAACGCATCGAACGTCGCCATTCTTAACGCCGTGCGCCGCTCCGCGTCGCTGGAGTACAAAGACCGCGTGCCGGTCGCGACGCAAGCTAACCTGGCGCGCACCGTGCGCACCATCCGTGATTATCCGGTTATCTGGAACGAGTATATGGAGACCCTGGTGAACCAGATTGGCATGAGGGTTTTCAACAACTACCAGTTCAACAACGTTCTGCGCCCGTTCAAGCAGGGCATGAATTGGGGTTCTATCGCTATGGAAATTGGCTCGAACCTCATTACCGCCGATAACTTCGACCAGATGGACGTTAACCCCTGGACGGCGCAGACCCCGGACATGCGCGCGAACTACTATTACCGCAACCGTGCAGACGTGTATGGAATGTATATCAACGAGGAGTTGCTGGCGGAAGCGTCTGAGAACGACGGGCAGCTTTCTGGGTACGTCGCTCAGCTTTTCGCGCTGCCGAACGAAAGCGCGGCGTGGGACGAGTATCTTATTATGAAGGACACTCTTTCTGAGTACGAGGCTTCGAGCGGGTTCTACAATATCCAGGTTGCCGACCTTGCCGCGTCTTCCGACAAAGAAACCGACGGCAAAGACCTCGTGGAGAAAACGCGCGCGATGTACCTCAAAACCAACGGTTTCTATTCGCGCAAGTACAACGCTGAGGGCATGGACTCCATGTTGACGGACGCGGTTCTTCTGCTCGACGCGAACGTTGCGGCGGCTATCCCGGTCAACGTCCTTGCGAGCGCCTTTAACATGGGCGAGACGGACTTTTTCGGCCGCCAGGTGGTCGTGGACAATTGGCCGGAGGGGCTGGAGGGCACTCAGGCGCTTTTGATGGACGGCGATTTCTTCCGCGTGTTCGACATTTGCAACAAGAGCGCGAGCATTTACAACCCGAAGACGGACGGCCTGTATAGCTACCTGCATTGCCGTGGCGTGTACGCTGCCAGCAAGCAGCGTAACGCGATTCGATTCTCCACCGACGTGAACACCGAAACGCCCACCGCTACGGCAAAGGTCGCATCAAAGGTCACTGTGGCGATTGACCCGGCCGTGAGCAATAACGCCGTGCTCGAACCTGGCGCGGCTGTGCAGCTTGTCCCCACGGTCGCTTACTCCGCGCCCGCGTCCGCGCCAAACGACGCGAACGCGTACTTCGTTATCACGGCCGGCACCGCTGAGCAGGCCGCGAACGGCGCGCTTCCGGTCATCCTCCCGGACACCGGAACGTACGTTGACCGGTTCAACGTGCTGCACGTCTCCGAAAAGTCCGCGTACGAGGCCATGGTCATCACGGCGGTTTCCACGTCTACCCCGTCCGTGAGCGGCACCATCACGCTTAATAAGGTGGGCTACTCTGCCGGTTAATCGGCATGGTATAATCAAGGCGGGCGCTATGCCCGCCTTTTTTTATTGCATTGGAGGTGCTAACATGCCGTTTTCCCCGGTCGAATGGCCTAACGACTCTCGCGTCATGCTGTGCAAAGTGCCTTGGGACGCGTCGTACAAGGACGTTGTTCATTTTTCGTCCGAATCGGCGCGCGATGACTATTTCGGCGGGCTGGCGCAGAACGGCACGCGCGTTATCATTGACAAAATGACCTATCTTAAACCGCGCGAGCCGGTCACGGTCAACGTGCCGTATTCTCAGTGCTATCAGTACAATTACCTGACGGTGGAAAACCCGAAGTTGCCCGTTCCCGGCGAGGTCACGCCTCCCGTTCTCTTCTACTTCGTCACCAGCGTCTCTTACGTCGCGCCTAACTCTACGGCGCTGGAGTTGCAACTGGACGTGTGGACTACGTACGTCTACCGCTGCCGCTTCGGCACGGGCTTCCTGGAGCGCGGGCATTTGCCGATGAAACGGCTGTACGACGAGAACCGCCGCGACGTGAGCACCATCGACAATAGCAACATGCTCCGCTATGCGTCCGTGCCGGAGGGCTTGGACATTGGAAACGAGTACGTGACCGTCAACCATGAATGGAAGGACATTTCCAACCCCACCGGCGGCGGCTGGCGCGTCATCGTCACGAGCACGGTCAACCTGGCCGCAGATTGGGGCAGCAAAACAAGCCCTAATTTGGAGTGCGCGGACGGGCAGCAGGTGGACGGGCTTATTTCCGGTTGCAATGTCTATATGCTCGACTTCGAGAATTTCAAATACTTCATGGAGAAAATCAAAACCTCCCCGTGGGCGGCAAAGGGCATTATTGATATCACGTGCTTCCCTTCCGGCCTGCTCACGGACGCGCCGGACATTGACCTTAACGGCGTGCCCGCTAAATTCCTTGGAGAAACGCCCGATGAAAGCGCCTGGTTTGAGACCGGCAATATCTGGCAGCAGCTCAGCAACGGCATACCGCGCGATTATCAGTGGATGCACAAGTTCTTCGCCTACCCGTATTCGTGCATTGAGTGGACGAATTTCCAGGGTAGCCCGCTTGTGCTCAAGCCTGAGCTGTGCGCGACCGTTCACGGCACGGTGCAAATGTTCGCCACGGCGTGCGCCGCTAATCCTGGCATGCGCATCGCGGTATGGCCGGGGCTGTACGGGCATACGCCTGGAGTGTCGGGCGCTAACCAGGTCATCCCTTACGAGTACGCCACGCTATCCGGCGTCAAGCAGGGCGTTTTGCGACCCGGCAACAACCTCGACAATGCCGTTTGGTTCCAGGGCTTCCCGAAATTCGCCCTGGTGAACGACGAGGGCGCATTGTCCATCGCTCAGCGCGTGAACACGCTGAACGCGAGCTATGCGGGCGCTGGATGGGCGAACGCCAAAAGCAACGCCAGCGCGCAATTGGGCTACAACCAGACCATGCAGGCGCTCGACACCGCGCGGCGGAACAAGGACATTCAGAACATGGCCGATGCGGCGAACGGCGCTTTGTCCGCCATCGGGTCGCTTGCGTCCGGCAGCGTCGGCGGCGCGCTCATGGGCGCGGCCGGCACGGGCGTTAACCTCTATTCCTCGAACGCCCAGTTCGCCAACACCCAAAACCTGACCGCATCGCAGGCAACGCAGAATTACCAGCTGGCGCAGTGGGCGAACAAAGGCGACTACGAGCAGCAGCTGGCCACGCTCAACGCGAGCGTGCAGGACGCGGCGCTCACGCAGCCTTCGATCGTGGGGCAGACCGGCGGCGACGCTTTCAATCTGACTAATGGGTATATGGGCATTGAAGTGCGGTATAAGGTCATCAACGCGGACGCGGTTCGCGTTATCGGCGATTATTGGGGGAAGTACGGCTATGCCTGCCGCGAATGCGTCAATATGGCGGCGTTCGGGCTGCACCAGATGCGCTATTACACGTACTGGAAGTTCACCGATATTTATATTGAAAACGCGTCGTGCGCAGAATCGGACAAAGACGCTATCCGTGGTATATTTAGCAAGGGCGTTACCATCTGGCGCAAGCCGGACGAGATAGGCACGGTCATGCCCTTCGATAACAGGCCGCAATTTGGTTAAAGGAGGTGTGGAAAAATGGGAAAAAAGGCTATCTACGCTGACGCGGAGAACGACATTCCCGACCTTCTGGAGCTTGCCGCAGGGCGTGGCTATATGAAAGAGACGTACAGTCAAAGCGCCCGCGCGGAAGCGTGGCAGGTGAAATTCTGGCTGCAATACCTGGAGGGTATCGCGCTTTCGCGCTTCGAGTGGCACGACTTGCCGGCCGGAATAGACGCGCGCGCCCTGGAGCTGGAACTGTACTTGTACGGCGTTGTCGGCATGTTCCAGGCCGACGAGTATATCGGGCGCGAGGGCGGCTATCTCATGGCGCAGTGCTCTAACATGGGCGCGCTCAACATGTACTATAACCCTAATCGCGTGCTGCTTGTCGCGCCCATGGCGGGAGACGGCCAGCAGACGCAATGGCACCGCAACGCGCAAGCGTGGATTGACGAGGCTGGCGAGGTTCGACCGCCGAATTGCGCGCTCTGTTGGGATTCGCTCTCACGCCGTCCGCTCTATCCGATGCTGCGCAATTACGCGCGCCGGCTTGCAGAGGTTGACCGCATCGTGCAAACCAACATGGGCGCTCAGCGCACGCCCTATATCCTCGCAGGCGGCGAGGGTTCAGGCCGAACGACGAAACGGCTCATTCAGAAGCTGGAGAACAACGAGCAATATATTGTGGTCAACGGCGCTGGGTTCGACATCGCGACCGGCATTCAGGTGCTCAACACCGAATCGCCTTACGTCGCAAAAGACATTCTGGGCGACCAGAAAACTATTCTCAATCAAGCATTGTCGCTGATGGGCGTTGACAATGACCCGCAAGCGGAGAAAAAAGAACGCCGAAATTCGCTTGAAGTGCTACAGAACAACGAGCAGGTGATCATGTGCCGCAATAACTTCATGCGGGCGCGCGAAATGTTCTGTGACGCGTGCGCGCGCGTTTTCGGCGTGCGCCCGTATGTCACGTGGGCAGCGCGGCACTTCACCGAGGATGAAAGCGCGTCCATTACCCAGGCTGAGAACGGCAGCGTCTCTCACGACGCTGTGTTAGGGGGCTACGAATGATAATCACGGACGATGCGCCCACGCTGCACGATTTAGTCGCGCTCTACGGCTACGACATGGGCGAGATTCTAGGCGATTACCCCATTTGGGACGAGAGCAAGCGCGAATGGCTGAACAGCATGGTTCACCGCCATTTCGCGTACCGCGAAATCGCCGCCGAAACGCCGCAAGAGTATATCTTCCTCATGGCGCGAACCATGGCCGAAATGTCCCCTTCCGTCATGCCGCTATTCCGCGCGCTTGACGCCGACTTCGACATTCTGTGCGGGTACGAAACGACGAGCGCTGGGACGGACACCACGAACGCCGATTCCAAGCAGCTCTACAGCGCCACCCCGCAAACGCAGCTTTCAGGCGAGGAGAACTACGCGACGAACCTGACGGACGCGAGCAACGAGACGACGAGCGCCAACAGCACGACGAGCAGCGGGCGCAATGCGCCAGTCGGCGATATGCTCACGTCCTGGACGCAGTCGGTTAATAACGCGCTTTATATCGTGTATAATGGCCTGGAACCATTGCACCAGCAAGTTTTCGAGATGGGAGGTGTAGCGACATGGCAGTAATCACAGACCCTAAATCAACCTTTGATTTTGCCTACAAAGGCTTTCAGTACCCCCTGCCGCCATCGTGGAAATACGCCGTCCGGCAGCAAGACCAAATCTATTGGCTTTTGCAGGCTGTTTTGACGGTCAACGACAATGGCGTCTCTGACGAGTATTTGCAGGAGCAGATCGCCCAGGCGGTTTCCGACCTTACAACCGGCTACACGAACGCGGACGCGACGCTTGCGCACCGTCTTGACGCGCTCATTAGCGCGCTGCAAGAGCAAGTGGACAATCTGACAATCGGCGTCACCGTGCAGCGCAACCCCGTAACGGGCATGCGCAATTATTCATACGTCGTGAGCAAGCAAATGTACGACATGCTGCGCACGTACGCTTGCACGTGGGATGAGCTTAAAAACACCGGCATGTCATGGGACGAGCTTAAAGCCACTAATCACACCTGGTTCGAGGTGGACATGTTCGGAAACGTCTATTGGGGAGACGGCGAGCAGCGCGCGAAGTTCACGCCCACCGACCATATCGACATTAACAGCCCTGGTTACTCCGAATACCACCCGGGCATGATTTCAAGCGACGCGGTCAAGATGCGGAGTTGGGGCGATATTTCGGCGTTCGGCTTCCTGAGCACCGAAGAGGGAGAGGGCGAATAAATGGCGACTACCAACTACCAATTCCCGACCATCACGAGCGAAGACGCCATCAATGGCGTTACCGCTATTAACGGGCTTGCTGAGGCTGTGGACACCGCGCTTAAAGAAGTGGACGATAAAGCAAGCGGCGGCGAAGCGTACGTGCTCCCGCCCGCTACCACGTCCACGCTGGGCGGCGTTATCGTGGGCGATAACCTCACCGTGGACGGCTCCGGGCGCGTGTCGGCCTCCGCTGGGCAAACCTACGAACTTCCGGCTGCCACGACTTCCGCGCTGGGCGGCGTTATCGTGGGCGTTGGCCTCAACGTCGCTGCCAACGGCACGCTTTCGGTCAACGCGAGCTGGCTTGTCTCCCAAATTAACAACGCGGTTGCGGCCTATATGGCAAGCAATTACCAGACCGGCACCACATGGGGCGCGCTCAACACGGGCGGCTTTATCCAGGCTAAGGAGGCTTAAACCATGGCTACCACCCATTACAATTTCCCGACCATCACCGGCACGGACACCATTGACGGCGTGAACGCTATCAACGGCCTTGCGAACGCCGTTGACGCTGCGCTTTACGGCGTGGCGGGCGACGTGCCAGAACAGTACACGCTCCCTATCGCTGGCACCACGTCCCTGGGCGGCGTGCGCGGCGCGGGGCAGATTAGCGTCAATCCGTCCACGGGCGATATGACCATTGGCAATAACACCATCCGAAATTCCATGCTCCAGGCGCAATGCGTCTCCGGCTCCAACATCCAGAGCGGCACCATCAACACGGCGCAGCTTTCTGGCGCGGTCAATACGCAGCTTTCTAACGGTTCGCTTGCGCACACGGTCATTACCGCGCCCCCGACGCTCACCACCGCGCCTAACTACAGCGCGCAGGGCAACATGACAAGCGGCACGATCTATAGCAATTACGTTGTTAACGAGGCTGCGCACATGGTAAGCGTCAAAATCGCCGGTACCGGTTGCGCGTTCAACCTGCCAGCATCCAACACCGACGCTAGCAACATGCTTGCGAAGCTTTTCACGCTCCCTAGCAACTGCCGCCCGACGAGCGAGTATAGCCAGCTGCTGCACGTCCGCACCGGCAGCGACGGCCAGGCGATCAACTTCTTTCTGACCGTTGCCGTTAACGGCAATGTGGGTTTGACGCACGTCAATTATTCAACTGACCGTAACGGCGTAGGCTTTTGGGGGTCTGGCGTTATCACGTTCTTCTACGGCGCGCGGGCTTCGGCGTAGGCGCGCGCTAACCGGGCGGGCTTTGCCCGCCCTTTTCTTTTGCTAGGAGGCGAGATTATTGCCAAATCGAGATAATACAATCATGTATGCCATGTACGTTATCGGCGAGGTAGAAAGCAACTGGGACTGGACGGGCGTTTACCGCGCCGACCCTATCACTATAGGCATGATGCAAAATTACGGCCAGCGCGCGGAAATTTGCATCGAGCGCTGCCGCGACGCAGACCCGGACGGGTACGAGGCTTTCAAAGCTGCCGCGCCGAATTTGTGCGCTGCCGTGGAAGCTGACTACGGCTGGAATTGGTGGACGGGCTATTACGTCAATGACGCGGAGGCGGACGCGTGGCAAGCCTGGGCGCAGCGCGACGAAAACCACGTTGGGCAGCAACAATTGTGGGTTGACGACGCGAACGAATATATAGAGCTGCTCACCGGGTGGGGTTTGTCTGAGGACAGGCCGCAAACGCTCATATACGCTATGAGCATGTACCATCAAAGCCCGCGCGAGGCTGGAAACGTCATAGGAACGTGCGGCGGTTCTGCCACCCTGGACACCATGCACGCAACTTGCCTTAATAACGGCATTCTGGGCAATTACACAAACCGCTATAACACCGTGTATTCCAGGTTGACCGCGTGGGACGGCGAAAGCGCGCCGCCCGACTTCGGCCAGGTGGGCGAAGTCGGCTCCGGCGGCGGCGGACAGAACACGAGCTCAGGCCAGCAAGGCGAGGCCGCTGTTACGCGCGTGCAGCTCGATAACGAGATTATCACGCTATGGGGCACGGGCATGTACGAAAACGGGCTTGCCTGCTACAAAGCGGCTCCGAACGTATGGCTTCCGTGCGAGGGATTGACGGGCGAGCAGAATCCTAACCAGAGCACGGGCGGCGGTTCGTCCGGTGGCAACGCGGCCGCGGAAGAAATGAAACAGTGGCTGCTCGACCATCAGAACGCGTTCGCCTACTCCCAAGGCGCGGGGCGGATGTCCCCGGAGGATTCGGGCTACACCGATTGCTCCGCGCTCATGTGGTACGTGTACCACGTCATCACCGGCCAGGAGATAGGCACCTGGACGGGCGACCAGCAGAATTACGGCAGCGTCATTGCCGGCGGTTCAGGCGCGTTGCCCCAAGGCCAAATGCAAGTGATGGACTTGGTGTTTTTCAACTGGAGCTATGACAACCCGACGTTTGACCATGTGGAAGCTTATATCGGGAATAATCAGCTCATCGGCCATGGTGGCCCCGGTTCGGGGCCTTATATCAAAGAGAACGCGGACGCTTACGCGTCAGCGGCGTACAACTGGCGCGTTAGGAGGTATCTCTAATGAGCGAACGCAAGTTCTACGACCCGACGCGCGCCATCAGCTATAACGCTCCGCTTACGCTCGTTATGTCCATGCGCTCATACGGCAAAACATACGGATTCACGCGCGAGGCTATCAAAGACTGGATGCGCGACCGCTCCGAATTCGTGTACGTGCGCCGCTACGAAACGGAGCTAAAGACCGCCGCGCCGAAACTCTTCGACGATATTATCGCGCACAATGAGTTTCCGGGGTACGTCTTTAAGATGGTTGGTTATGAGGGGTTCATTGCCAAAGCTCCCCTTGACGAGGACGAAAAGCCGGACTGGCAACCGCTTTGCCATTGCATCCCCGCATCCAAGCAGGCTAATTACAAAGGCGTAGCGTTCCCCAAGGTCAAAAAGATTATTTGGGACGAGTATATACGCATGACCAAAGCGCCGCCCGGGTACCTGCCGGACGATATGGGAGCGCTGTTCAATCTCTTCAAGACCGTAGCGCGCGACCGAACAAACGTTCACATATACTTGCTAGCGAACACATGTTCGATTGTTAACCCGCTGTTTTTGTTCGCGGGCATACGCGACGAGCCTAAAGAGGGGTTCAGTTGGCACCGGAGAAAGTCAATCCTCGTCGAGTACGCTAAAGACGAGGTTTTTGCTGACCAGGAGCGCGCAACGCCGGTCGGACGCTTGATAGCTGGCACGGCATACGAGGATGAAATGATTGACGCGGAGTTCCACGACAGCACTGAAACGTTCATAGCCAAAAAGACAAAGCAAAGCGCGTTCCTATATCAAATCGTTTTTCAGGGCGCTAGCTTCGGCGTGTGGATTGACACAAGCACGGGCATTTATTATATAACGCCTAAAGTGCCTTCGGACGCTGAGCAGCGGGGAATGAGCTATGCGCTCACCGCCGACGATATGCGCCCAAACCTGTTCATGATTGACCGCGCCACGCCTTTTATCAAGAAGCTTACTGGGCTGTACCGTATGGGCGTGTGTTACTTCGATTCGCCAGCTACCCGCGAAAGATGGGTTAAAATGCTTCGCCTGCTTGGGTTGAGATGATACTATGGAGCTACGGCGGGTTTCTTTGTTCCTTTCTTTGTTCCTTTTCTAGCCTGCCGTTCCTTCCACTATGGGCGCTGCACCCGCCCATCATAAAGAAGCCCTCCCCGTTTGTGCCGCCGGGGAGGGCTTCATTTTGCCTTATTTAGGACCGGTACAGATTAAACATTCGGTCGAGTTCGTCCAGGTCAATCTCGATTTCCTCATCCCACATTTCATAGTGGGTATCACGGGTGAAAATAGCGGCTTCAATCGCGTTTTCATGGATAGTCACAAGGCCACGATTAAATGCGTAGTCGCTGACAGCGTTAAGAATGTCGTGCGTGTTGTTTTTGACTTTCATGTTAGTTCCCTTCAATGGTCATATAACCAGCAGTGTTAAAACGATAGGCCAACAAAACACGTCTGCAATAAGCTCACTAGTGGTTAGCTTCGCTATAGCATCTTCATATCCGCACATGCTACACCACCCCCATACCTTGCAACTGTTCGTATGCCTGAACGCCCGTTATAACGCCGAACACGAT